GAATTCCGTTCGTTTACGAATGGCGCTAATGGTTATCAACCAACAACAGGACAAAAAATAACAGCATGGGATACACACTTTGGTAGTGCAGATAACACAGATATTTCTTTGATGATATCAGGTAGTCCCCAAGCCGATAACGGTTCGGGTACAACAGTTGTAACGAGAGCCGAAGCAACTAGTTATTATAATCAATTAATGAATATTGCTGAGGATAGGAAAGATGTAGTCGTATTCTTTTCTCCAATCAGGTCTGATGTTGTAGATTCGGGAACTTCCGGAGCTACTAATACTAAGACCACAGCAGATACATTAAATAGTTCAAGTTACGCTGTAATGAGTAGTAACTGGCTATACATTTACGATAGGTACAATGACAGGTATGTTTATGTACCAGACAACGGTGCGGTAGCGGGCTTATGTGCTAAGACTGACTACACGAATGATGCATGGTGGTCACCAGCAGGATTCAACCGTGGTCAAATTTTTGGTGTAACTAAATTGGCATATAATCCGGGTAAAGCTGATAGGGATGCTCTCTATAAAGCGCGGATTAATCCAGTTGTTACATTTCCTGGGCAAGGAACATTGTTATTCGGAGATAAAACTCTGATATCAAATGCAGGTAGTGCATTTAGTAGAATCAATGTTCGTAGATTGTTCATAGTGTTAGAGAAAGCGATTTCAACAGCAGCGAAGTTTCAACTATTTGAATTTAACGATTCATTTACAAGAGCGACTTTCAGATCAGCTGTTGAACCTTTCTTGAGACAAGTACAAGGTCGTAGAGGAATTTATGACTTCAAGGTTATTTGTGACGAAACAAATAACACCGGGGCAGTTATTGATGCAAACCAATTCACAGCAGCGATCTTCGTGAAACCTGCTAGAAGTATCAATTTCATAACTTTAACTTTTGTGGCTAGTAGGTCAGGTGTAGATTTCGAAGAAGTCTATGGAGCTGCTGGGATTCCACAGGAAGGCGCAGCCTAAGGAGGTATAAAAAATGGCAACTATTAATCAATTTAAAGCCAACCTCGTAGGGGCTGGTCCAAGAAATAACCGATTTGAAGTTTTTATTCCGCGGTCGGGAAGTAAAATTCAGTTTTTATGTAAAACTGCATCTTTGCCCGGTCAAACGATCACACCCACTGAGATGAAGTACAAAGGCTTAACTGTTAAGTTAGCTGGCGACAGAACTTTCGAAGATTGGGCTGTGACTATCTATAATGATACTGAGTGGTCTACTAGGACAGCAATAGAAGATTGGATGGAAGATACTGTAGCGAAAGCTAGTAATCTTGGTCCAGTCGGATATGAATATATGGTAGACAAAGCAACTGTATCACAATTAGGTAGAGATGATTCAGTTATCGCGACATATGAATTTTACAATATGTGGCCAACTGTCCTCGCTGCAGTAGAGCTTGATAGCTCAGGCGGAGATGAAATTGAAACATCTGATGTAACATTTGCATACTCACACTTTGAGCGTGTTGGTGAATAACATCCTTTGAAACGGATATAAATATATAATATGGAAGTATTTGGATATGAAATAAAGAGGAAGGGGGACGAGACTAAAGCACATAGTTTCGTTCCACCTTCTAATGATGGTGCTGTCATTGAAATTGCGAAAGACGGTGGCATGGGTGGCTTTGCGGCTACTGGTGGTGTCATTGGTCAATTTATTGACATGGAAGGTGGAGTTAAAACCGAAGCCGACCTAGTTGCTAGATATAGAACAATGGCATTAGTACCAGAATGTGATAGCGCAATTGAAGATATCGTTAATGAATCATTATCTTCAAATGATTTAGATGCACCAGTATCTATCAATTTAGATAGAGTTGACAGTATACCTGATGCTACTAAAAAGAAAATTCGTAAAGAATTTGATGAAGTTTTACAATTATTAGGGTTTAGGGAATTGTCCCACGACATATACAGAAAATGGTATGTTGATGGGAGATTGTACTACCATAAAATGGTAGACGCATCAAAACCCAAAAAAGGGATTCAGGGTTTAAGAGCCATCGACCCACAAAAGATTCGTAAGATTCGTGAGGTTGCAAAGGCGACGGATCCTAAGACAAAGGTTGAAATAGTTAAAGGGATAGAAGAATACTATATCTTTAATGATGAGGGGTTTGACAAGTCTGGTAATAATACTGGACAGACAATTAAAATTCATAATGACGCTGTAACTCATGTAACTTCAGGGTTACTTGACTACAACAAGACAATGGTAGTTGGTTATATGCATAAGGCCATGAAGGTCGTAAACCAACTAAGAATGTTAGAAGATGCTCTAGTTATCTATAGGATATCAAGAGCACCCGAAAGGAGAATCTTCTACATTGATGTAGGTAATCTACCTAAAGCGAGAGCTGAACAGTACTTAAAAGAAGTACAAACAAGTTATCGTAATAAGTTAGTGTATAACGCTGACACAGGTGAGATTAAAGATGACAGAAAGCATATGAATATGCTTGAAGATTTTTGGTTGCCTAGACGAGAAGGTGGAAGAGGAACAGAAATTTCTACATTGCCTGGTGGTCAAAATCTCGGCGAGATTGAAGATATTTTATATTTTCAAAAGAAATTGTACAAGTCATTAAATGTACCTATTTCTAGATTGGAATCTGAGACATCATTTGCGATAGGTAGAGCGACTGAAATTTCTAGAGATGAAGTTAAGTTTTCTAGATTTATAGATAGACTTAGACTTAAATTCTCTAGATTATTTGATGATATTTTAAAAACCCAACTTCTGTTGAAAAATTTGATAACAGATGATGACTGGGCACAGATGAAAGAGTATATATCTTATGACTTTCAGAAAGATGGTCATTTTGTAGAACTCAAAGATGCTGAGATACTACGAGAGAGGATAGCAACTCTAGAACAATTAGATCAATTTGTAGGTAAATATTATTCTGAGTCTTGGATAAGAAAGAATGTCTTACGACAATCAGAATCAGAAATAGAACAGATTGATAAAGAAATTAAAAAAGATGGAGCTGTAGGATTAGGACCAGATGATGATCCACCAGATACAACAGATTGGGAACCACAGGAGTAGAGTATGAGTAATAAAGCAAGAGAATTTGTCAATCTAGTAACAAGTGGTGATAATGTTGCCGCTGGAGAAACCTTTAATGGGTTAATGCAAGATAAACAACTTGATGCTATTGATTTGAGGCGTGTTGAAACACAGCTTGATTGGTTGAACCAACAAGAAAAATCAGAGGATTGAAAGATGAAATACGAAAGTAGTTGGACACAGCCTGGAGAGGGATTTTTAAAAGAATACACAAAACCTGTCCCAACGGTAACAAAAGGCAACGTATTCAAGGTACTCGGTTTTACCGACGAAGAAAGCGCTGTGTTAGACATGAAAGTGTTGAAAGGGTATCAAAATGAAATACGAAAGTAGTTGGACACAACCGGGAGAAGGCTTTCTAAAAGAAGTTGAAATTGATGAATGGAAAATGGGTGATGGTAGACCAAGAGGGGCTTCTCACATAGAAAATATTCGATTTTGGGATTTACCAAAAGACAAATTGGAATATATTAAAAAAGATTCTAATAAAGCGATAAAAGCGAATCCTAACAATCCTAAAAATACAAAGGGTAAAGGAAACTACGCTGACCAAATTAATGATGCTGATACTGTTCTTGCGTGGAGAAAGAAGAAGGGTATCAAGGAAGAAGTTGAACTTGATGAAAAGGTATCAAAATGAAATCATTTCAAGAACTTAGAAAAGAACTAGATGAAGTCAATTTCAAAGCTGATGCTAAGAAATTAGAGATATCTAGAACTAAAATAAAGAATACAGAAGTATTCTACCATGCTGAAAAAACAGGGTCGAAAAAAGTTAGAGTTTGGGTAAAACCAAAATCAGCTAAAGAACCTGAAGAACTTGGTGTCTTTAAGGATATGAAATCTGCTAAAGATTCAGCTAGTCAATTTGTTAAACTCATGGGTGAAGATATCCAAGAGGGTCTTGATGTTCGTAAAAGACTTATTACACAAACAAGAACAGATGATATGCTTAAAGAAATTAATTGGTTGGGTGAAGCAAATGAACTAGATCAAACAGCAATAGATAAGATAGCAAAATTAACTGATCAAAATAAACATACTAGTTCAGTTGAGATGTTAGCTAAAGTAATTGGTGCGAAGAGAGAAGTAAAAATTATTCAACTTATAGGACAGATTCATAAAGTTGAAGGCCACATGAGCCCAAATATTATATCATATAGGACAGAAATAATGAATAGACTATTAAAAGTGGCCGATAAAATGTATAGTAACGCTAAAGATATTCACAAAGCGTTTTAACGAGGAAAGAACAAATGAAACTAATATCAGAACAATGGTGTGATAATGTAGATTATCTTATCGAAGAAGACCCTAAAACCGGTAAGAAAAACGTCTTCATTGAAGGTATTATGTTGCAGACTGAAGTAAAGAACAAAAATGGTCGTATATACCCCAAAGAAGTAATGAAAAAAGAGGTGGCTAGATATACGAAAGAGTTCATTAATCAGAAAAGAGCCTATGGAGAATTAGGGCATCCAGAAGGACCAACGATTAATTTAGAGAGGACATCTCATCTAATTCAAAGCTTAACAGAAGATGGAGATAATTTCATCGGAAAAGCAAAGGTATTATCTACTCCCATGGGAGAAATTGTCAAGAATTTACTAGCTGATGGTGCTAGACTTGGTGTTTCAAGTAGGGGTATGGGATCATTGAAATCAAGTAACACTAGAGATGGTGTTCAGATGGTGCAATCAGATTTTCAGTTAGCAACAGCCGCTGATATCGTGGCAGATCCGTCTGCTCCTGACGCGTTCGTAAATGGCGTAATGGAGGGAGTTGAATGGATTTGGGATAATGGTGTGTTTAAGTCACAGAAAATTGAAGAATATAAAAATTCAATCAGAAGGGCCAAAACACACAAACTTCAAGAAGTCAAATTAAATGTATTTAAATCATTTCTTGAAAATCTATAATGTATAAATATATGTTAATAGAATTAGTTAATTTTATTATATTAAAGAGAGGATAATCTAATG